GTATCAGCCTCAGAGGCTTGGAACACTCTAAGTGGTACACTTACATGGGAAAATGCGATTGGAGCAGTAGCCTAATATGGCAAACACAACGAATTATAATTGGGAAACACCGGACGACACCGATCTGGTCAAGGATGGCGCAGCTGCTATTCGGACACTTGGCACAGCAATTGACACAACAGTTTTCACAAATGCCGGAGCATCAATTGCCAAAACTATTGTTGATGCAAAAGGCGACATTATTGCGGCAACCGCAGCAGATACAGTTTCAAGATTAGCCGTTGGTGCAAATGACACAGTATTAACAGCAGATTCATCAGCAGCAACTGGATTAAAATGGGCTGCTCCTGCTGGTGGTAGCGGTGGAATGACTTTAATTTCAACAACTACTTTAAGTGGTTCAACAACATCTCTTACAAGTATTGCTGGCACTTACAAACATTTATTGTTAATTGTTTCAGGAAGCACCGCTACTGGTAATTATCAATACACAGTCAGACCAAATGGAACTACTGGTAATTTTAGGGGAATTCGCTGTAATACTACAAGCCTTGCTAATACAAATAATGCTAATTTAGCCGCTATGACAACAGATGCAACAAGCAATAATACAACCAATGCTTATGCTATTTGGATTTACAATTATGCTAATTCAACTTATGTGAAAAATGTAGATTTATTTGGTGATATGCAAGACACAGTTGGTGATGGTATCCCTAATTTTGCAAGAGGTATATTTAATTTAACAAACGCAATTACATCAATCGACATAGTTTGTACATCAACCTTTAATGGTGGGCAAGCATTACTATATGGAGTATCATAAAATGACAAAACCAATAATTAGAATACACAACACAGAAACCAATGAAGTTATCGACAGGCAAATGACTAATGCTGAGTTTGCACAATACCAAGCAGACCAAGAATTAGAAGCGCAACGCCAAGCACAAGTCGAAGCCGAGGGTGCTGCCAAAGCAGCATTACTTGATCGTTTAGGCATTACTGAGGATGAAGCAAAACTTCTACTTGCGTAATGAAACCTTGGTTATCTAAAGCTGCTGTTCAACTGCGTGAGCAGATCGATGACAATTTTGCCGATAGATCTAGAAAATCGGATGGTTGGATTTCAGACGCTAGGCATCAAAAAGTAAAATCGGATCATAACGCCTTGCCTTCGGGTGAGGTTTGTGCCATTGACATTACAGCTGATCTAGGACAAGCCGAGGGCATATCTGCCTACCTTGCCGATCAAATCCGGATTGCTGGCAAAACAGATAAACGGATCAAATATGTTATTCACAATCATCATATTGCCAGCAAACTATTAAACTGGCGTTGGCGTAAATACAAAGGCATTAATCCCCACACCAAACATATTCATATTTCATTCCATCCAAAACAATCAGGAGAGTTCTTTAACATCCCACTACTAGGAGGACAAAATGGCTAGTCCATACAACATACTAATCGATCAAGGCGCAACCTATACTTTAGCCATTACTTACAAAGATTCAGCGGGTGCTGCAATCAACCTGACTAATTACACAGCTGCTATGCAGTTAAGGCTTTCCTATGATGCCTCAACGCCAGTATTGTCTTTATCAAGCCCATCCAACGGAATTGTAATTACCGGAGCAAGTGGCTTAATTAGTATTACGATTACAGACACACAAACCGCTGCTTTAGCTGCTAATACATTTTTCTATGATTTAGAAATTACATCGCCAACATCTGTAAAAACCCGATTGATTCAAGGAGTTGCCACAGTATCCCCAGAGGTAACTAGATGAGCAATACTTTAACAGTTACTGAGGTAGTCAATTCTGTAACAGTTACTCCTGTCAATAATACAGTTACTGTTTCAGACGTAGGTGTGCAAGGGCCTGCTGGTGCTACTGGTGCTACTGGAGCAACTGGTGCAGCTGGATCATCAGGCGTTGTAACAGTCAATGCACCAATTACAAATGCTGGCACTTCATCCGCTGCAAACCTTTCAGTATCTACTGGCACAACATCTGCTGTTGGAGTATTGCAATTAACCGATTCAGTATCTAGCACAAGCACAACAACTGCTGCAACTGCTAATGCGGTTAAAGATACTTTTGATTCAATACCATCATTAGCAAAACTGACGGGTAACTATTATAGAACACCTACTACAACTCTTTCAACTTCAATAAACCCTACAACAAATAGATTATTGTTAACTCCGATTTATTTAGATCGTACGCTTACATTAGATAGATTAGCGGCAGTTAGCGGCCCTGCATTTGTTGGAACTTCGTCTGTTAGATTAGGCATTTACGATAGTCTTAACGGTAAGCCTAACGCTCTAGTTTTAGACGCTGGAACGGTATCATTTACTGCAATCAACACAACTTTACAAATTACAGTTAGTCAAAGTTTGAATAAGGGGTTTTATTGGTTGGCCTTTTGCCAGCAAAGTGCTCCGACTACTGCGGCTTATTGGGGTCAAGCAAGCGGACAGACTGCAAGTAACGTGTATATGTTTGGCTCAAGCACAGCTACTGGATCGCTCAATAATTCTTTTTTCCAAAATAGCGTAACAGGGGCTTTGCCATCAAATATATCTACAACATCATCTCCTTTTGAGGCCAGTCCTTATGTATGGGCAAGGTTTGCATAATGAAAATAATTACCTACGGCTTAGGCGGCCATGACGAGACCAAGCCAAATAACAACATCGTTGAAGAAATCGACCTACCAGATGAGGAAACAAATGAAACTATCTAACAAGCACAAGGCAGCAATTAAGTCATATCTAAGAGCTGTGGCTGCATCCGGCATAACTGTCCTGTTGGCAATTGTTGCTGACATTCGACCAGAGTTTGCAATCCTTGCTGGAGCATTGGTTGCACCTCTTGCCAAGGCATTAGATCCAAAGTCTGGCAAAGAAGCTGATTATGGAATTAATGCGAAATGAGTCCAGAGTCTTGGGTCGCTATCGCTTCTGGCGTATGCGCCGTAACCGCCAGTTTGTTTATGGGTCTGCGTTGGGTTATTAAATCCTATTTAGCAGAACTAAAGCCGAACTCAGGCACAAGCATGAAGGATCAAATTACAAGACTTGAACAGCGTGTCGATGATCTGTTTGTCTTAATTAGTAAGCGATAATTTTAATTATGGCGAACACACGAAAACCTATCAAACGCAAAAAGATCAATCGTCGAGTCGTTCGCCAATCTCCTGAACCATTATCAAAAATCGATCAGCATTACACCGCATTACACGAATGCTACAAAGCAGCTAGAAAAGCAGGATTTACACCTGAGCACGCTTTTTGGTTGATGACTGAATATAAGACATTCCCGAATTGGATTGTAGGCGATGGTGGGATAATCCCATCAATAGATCCAACTGACGATGAGGATGACGATTAATTAAAGCCAACCGCAGGTATCTTGTAACGCCAGATTTACAGATTCCATTGCACCATCCAAAAGCAGTTTCTAATCTGATTAAAATGGCAAGGCGTGAAAAATTTGATTTTGTATTAAATGTTGGCGATGAAATGGATCTTGGTTCACAAAGCCGTTGGGCAAAGGGGACAAAGTTAGAGTTTGCTGAAACCCTTGATGAGGAAAGAAAACTTGGTCAAGAAATACTTTACGATCTAGGCACAACCGATATTGTTAGATCGAATCACACAGATAGAATTTATCAAACCTTACTTAAAGGTGCGCCATCACTTATTGGATTGCCGGAATTGGCTTATGAAAAGTTTATGGATTTCAGTAGCTTAGGCATCAAATTCCATAAGCGAGCCTACGAGTTTGAAAAGGGCTGGCATTTGGCTCATGGCGATGAAGGCAACATGTCCAAGCATGCCGGCATAACTGCCTTAAATCTTAGTAAAAAGTGGCATTCTAGCGTCGTTTGTGGGCATAGCCATAGGCAGGGTGCAGTCCGACACCAAACTGGCTTAAATGGGCGTTATTCAACGATTTGGGGCATAGAAGCCGGTCATCTCATGGACATGCGTAAGGCTAGTTACCTAAAATATAACTCAGCCGATTGGAATATGGGCTTTACTGTGCTTAGTTTTGGCAATAAGGGACATCAAGTTGAGTTGATTCCGGTCAATCATGACGGGTCATTTACCTATAATAGACGGACTTATGGGTCTTGAAACCGATTATCACGAACGCACGATTGATGACCATATCGATGATTTTGAGGATATTAGCGTTATCTAATCGTTATAAAACACGCCGTAAGTCAGGTAGATAAAAGACTTGATTTAGGTCAAACTTTATGTATTCACAGATCGTCTGTGGATATGTAAGGGAGCAACATGAAGTCAAATGAAAGAAAATGCGAATGGTGTGATGGCATCACTCGTGGGGATGTTTGTCCAAGATCTTTGGAATGTCCAACATGTTTTGCAAAAGCAGGATTAAGTTGCAAAAGACCATCAGGTCATAGAGCATCAGAGATTCATTCCGAAAGAATTAAAGCTGCATACGCTATTGATGATAAAAATGGCTTTGATTGGAAATTGGCTTACGCTGACAAAATTGCGGTGAACGCATGAAAATCAACGGAGTTACCATTTTATGGTTCATGATAGCAACGGGCTTATTAGCCTATGCAGTTAATTTATGGCAAACCGAAATTTACAATCGGGGCTACTGGCGTGGTCGTGCAACGGGTTGGGATATGCACCGCAGAATGATTACGATTAAGCAGCAGTCAGATGAAGTCTTTGATTATGACAAAAACTGAGCAGTTGTTTGATGAGGTCATTACTACGATCCAACAGCGTGGAAGTATTTACGGACATCCTTACTATAACCACAAACGAATTGCAGGTCTTTGGTCTGCATATCTCGATTTCCCTATCACACCACACCAAGCTGCATTATGTATGGCACTCGTCAAGGTTTCTAGGCTTAGTGAAACTCCAGACCATGAGGACAGTATCAAGGACTTCATTGCCTATGGGTCTGTCTATAAAACCGTGCTCGATGCAGTCAAAGATGAAAACTGGGAGGATTAATAATGGCATTTAATCTTGAGGATTATGAGGATGTGGCAACTCTTAACAAATGGCTGATTAGCAATTACCCAATGTTTAGATCTGACTTATCAGTTATTAGCCATGATCCTGAAAAGGGTTTTATCTTGATCCAAGCAACTATTTGGAGAGATAGTAAAGATGCTTCTCCGGCAGTTTCCAATGTGGCTTTCGGATCTCGGGAAACTTATATTCAAAACATGAAAAAGTTTTATGTTGAGGATACTGCGACGAGCGCATTAGGTAGAGCAATCATTCTACTTAAAGGATCTGACAAAACTGCTACCAAGGATGACATGCGAAAGGTTGAAAGCAATCCATCATTTAAGGAGAAGCTAGAAAGCCGGCAAAATATTTATGGCAAAGCCGGAAGCAAGTCAGCACAAATTGAAACAATCCTCAGAGATAGTTTTGCAGCTGATAAAAAAGAGCCTGAACCTGTTGCTTGGTCTGTTGGTGATGTTGTTGCTGAGATCGGTGCAACAATACCGAATGAGCCACCTGCATGTCAGCATGGTCATATTCTTAAAGAGGGCATCAGCAAGGGCGGAAAACCATACCGAGGGTATGTTTGCAAAGCAAAAGAATGTGCTCCTAAATGGGCAAAACTTACAGCTAATGGAAAATGGTATTTTGAAGGAGGTGAATAAATGGGTGAATTACAAATAATTGACGGCTCTGGCTTAACTGCCACCTTTACGGATGACGGAGTAAAAGTAGAGCCATCAATGGTTACTGATTGTATTGGATTTACCAATGGATCATAAAATCCCTCATTGTCAAGTATGCAATGCACCTTTAAGGCGTGTCTTTACAGCTGTGCCTACGATCTTTAGAGGAACTGGATGGGCTGGTAAAGATGGCTAAACCAATTAAATGGGAATCTTGGATGTTTGATCTCATTGCTGATACCAAATTAACGGCAAAAGAAATCGCTGATCAATTAGGTTGCACCCCTCACGCTGTTTATGTGCAAAGATCTAAAAGTGGTATCCGGCAATGGAAAAAACCTGCAAAGCGACCTAATAGACATCCAAAATCAAAATGGCCTATGTCTTATAAAATGGCTAGGCGTTGGGTATTGGAAAGAGATCGCTGGACTTGTAGATATTGTGGTCAAGCAGCTAATCAAGTAGATCATGTCATTCCTCGAAATCATGGTGGATCTGATTTGCCTACAAATTTAGTTGCAGCATGTGCTCAATGCAATAACCTAAAAGGCACTAGTTGTGGAGATTGTCCTAAATGGAGGATTAATGCCAACCTTTAGATGTAACTTCTGTTCAGCCAATACTGAGTTTGAATGGCTTGATGGATACCCAGAAGCTGATGGCTTTAGAGTTTATATGTGCCTAAAGTGTTGCGCTGTGGGAACAAAGAATCTAGCAGAATCAACCGACACTCAAGAGCCTGTAATGCGCTGCACTAAGTGTGGGTCTTGGATGTTTGCAGACAAGGAGTGCCATACATGTGCGCTAATCATGACGAAATGACGCATCAAATCAATTGGGCTTATCAGAATCAATTGCGTAAGCAATGGCTGCTCGATAATCCGGATGCACAATACATAGGATGGATGTCTATATGAACGACTTGCCGTCTGACCTGCGGTTATGCCGAAGGATTTGGAATCGTATGATACCCTTAAACGCAAATTCGCTTTCAGAGCGAAAGGGCGATCTGCGAAGCAGAAAGATCGCAAGGTTTGGT